AAACTTTGAAGAAGATATACGGGAAGTATACTGCTCAATAATATTCAAATCAGAACGATCCAACTCATCATGCATCAAAGTATCGGTAGTTGTAGAGATTGGCGCCGCCTTTGAACGAGTACCCTTAAAATATATAAAAACATTGCCTATTTGTTTTAGCCCTACATTATCTAACCGGATACGTTTTCTGATTACCTCATTAGCTTGGAATATCTTATCTGTTTTAGTTTTGACAAACTCTTCCACATCAGAATCCGAAGGCATGGTATATATTGTACTCAAACCCATCTTATCCGCCATGAAAAAAGTCTTGAGGTTCATAGACACGGATAATCCCACTTGAGCACATTTCTTCACTATCTGTACAGGAGAATAGTCCCGTAAGATATCAAACAAAAAAAGATGATCTTTGAACTCCAAAGGCTCATCTTTCTCATTCTTAATACCGTTCTGGATAATGAAGAAAGGAAGTGAATAATTTTCTAGCTTTACTTCAGGCATTTCTTTGTATTTTCCTTAGCCTCTCTTGTGATTTCAATGACTTTCCACTAAAACCAAAATCCTTCTCTACGTTAAATATCCTTTCTGCTTTCTTTGCCATACGCTCTTGATGCTCTCCCCACGGTTCCCCATAGAAACTCTTAAACCCATAGTCATCAGCCTGTAGAGTATCTTGCGCATATTGGTTACGCGCTTCATTCACCACATCAGATCGACTGTAATAAGGGTCATAATCTCGATGAGTGCCATGCCTATAACTCTCTTGGCCGCACTTCTCATGCTCTCCCCATAACACAGCTATCCAATCCCCATATAGTCTGTGTATAGTCTTATAAGCGGGCGCCGTAAAATCTTCCCAGCATGTTTCGCAAAAGAACGGGTAAGAATCCATGTGGTCTGCTAAATCTTTAGCCATAGCCTCATTGGGATTATCCTTGTGCAATTCCCGTTCTCTTTCGAGTGCTTTCTGCTGGCCTTTTACCCGCTCGGTTAGTCTATACTTCTCCTGATCCATGTTCTACTTTACTAAAAAACTTCTTCCACAAAGACTTTGTCAAATCATCTAATTCTTTCTGGGTTAAATCCGGCAGAAACTCTGTCTTTTGCCTTGGCTTTAATTCCTTTATGGCTTCTTTAGTTTTCTTGAATATGTTGCGCATTTCTTTCTAGTTCTTTCCTTAGCTCATCTTCCGCAATATTTACAATTTGAATTACCTTTTCTGATTTGTGGAAATGAAGATGCAGATCGCTTACCTCTCCCAACTGTTCTCTCACGCCAAATTCATTCTTCCTTTTCCTCTCTAAATACCATTGTGCTGTACTTGGAGTATCTAAGTCTTTTATAACAGTTTGCCTTGCTTTTAGTATAGGTTTTTCCTTCAAAGCCTCCTTGCGTTCGGATATTTCGGGAGTCCTTGACAAATACTCACTTAATGATGCTTTAGATATTTCCGCGTAAAAGGCCGCTTCTTCATCGCTTCCGCCCATAGCCCAAACCTGCTCTAATTTCCGAATAATAGCTTGTTCATCCTTTCCATCAAATAACTTTCTGCCTGCTCCTTTTGGGTTAGATTTTTTCGGCTTTGTTTCCGGTGTCATATAGTTTATGGCATTGTACACATAACCTTAACCAGTCAGATAGTTCTCGTTTGTATTGCCCAGATTTATCAGCCCAATGAATTTGATGTCCCTTTAACTCACCAACTCCACAATGTTCACAAGTATCGGGTTTTCCAAGCACTCTTTCAATCCAGTTATGCAGTCCTCTATAGCCAACATTCTCCCCAAGCCACCTATAATTCCCTTCTCCTGCAAGGTGGGTCAGTTACTACACAGTCCGCTTTCTTGCCATCCATCAGCTTCTCCACATCCTCCTTTTTGGTTGAATCCCCACACATCACTCTATGCCTGCCTAAAGCCCACACATCGCCCAATTTTGCCCTTGTAGGGGCGTTTTCAGGTACTATGTCGTCTTTCTCGTCTGGCTCTATAAGCAAATCTCGGTCAAACCCCGTAAGATCAAGCATCTCATCAGATAGCCCCCGCAATTCAGGAAGTACCAAGTCCATATCCCACTCTGACTCGTTGAGCTTATTATCAGCCAATCTATATGCCTTCACCTGCTCCTCGGTCAGATCCTCGGCTTTCTCAATCCACGGCTCTTTTAAATCAAGCTCTTTGCCAAACTTCTGCCAAGCAAACCATCTGCCATGACCTACGATAATCACCCCCACCTTATCCACCACAATGGGTTGTTGCCACCCGAACTCCTTTATGCTCTTTGCTATTTGTAAGAGCTGTTTGTCAGGATGCTTTTTGGCGTTCTTTTCGTAAGGGATAATATTAATCATTTCTTTTCTTCCTCCTCATCTACAATTACCGCCTCTGTAATAAGAAACATACTTACTACACTTACTGCGTTTTCTAAGGCAACCCGTACTACCTTAGCAGCATCCAACACTCCTGCCTCTAAGAGATTACAAAATTCTCCTGTTGCCGAATTATACCCCATGCCTTTTTGTTCTGCTTGATAAAGAATGACATCTGGGCTTTCTCCTGTGTTCTTGATAATAAGACGAGCTGGTTCTTTTACCGCTTCTTTCACTATTGCCAAACCCATGCGAAAAGAGAAATCAGTTTCCTTCGCCATGCACTTTTCTATCTCTTTAGCGCATTGCCATAGGGCCATACCTGCTCCTGGAACTACGCCCTCTTCTAAAGCAGATTTAGCGGATTTTACCGCGTCTTCAATACGGTATCTCTTTTCCATATTTTCTTGCTCTGAAATGGTACCTACGTGAATTACGGCTACACCTCCTTTTAACCTTGCTACTCTTGCTTGCAGCAATTCCCTTTCATAATCAGATTTCTCCTCTTTAATAGAGTTTTCGATCAAAGAAATACGATTTTTCAGCCCCTTCGCTTTTCCCCTACCACCTATAATCACCGTGGAATCTCTACCTATTACTACTCGATCAGCGCGGCCCAAGTGTTCCAACTCCGCATCTTCCACTCTCATCGCTTTATCTTCCGAGATCACCGTAGCTCCTGTAAGAACTGCGAAATCTTCTAATTGCTCTCGCTTATCGTCTCCCATGCCTGGAGTATTCACTACACAAATATTCAATCGTCCTTGCAATTTATTCACAACCAACGTAGCTAAAGCTTCCCCTTTCACCGTATCTGCTATTACCAATAAAGTCTTTTTCTCTGTAGAGTATATTTTTTGAAGCAAACTATAAATTTGATTGTTCATCGATACCACACTTGATGTAAGTAAAATATACGGATCTTCCAAAATAGCTTCTGCTTGTTCTGGATGTGTTATAAAATGTGGGGCCAGATAGCCTCTTTCCAACCTCATACCTTCCACAAACTCTGTATGGACACCTAAAACCGTATCTTCTTGTACGGATATAACAGCGTCTTTTCCTAATTTATCTACAATATCAGCTACCCTATCACCTATCTCACGCTCCCTTGAAGATATGGTCGCAACATCCGAAATCTCCTTTTTTGTCTTTATAGGTTTAGACAGGCGTTTAATTTCGCTCCTACACACATTTAAAGCCATGTCCATGCCCTTTTTGAGCTTGGTGTGATCTACACCTGCGGTTAGAGCCTTCAAGCCCTGGGAAAGGATATTTTGTACCAATATCGTGGCCGTGGTAGTGCCGTCCCCCGCTTCCTTATCAGTTTCTTGAGCTACATCTATCACCAATTCTGCCCCCATCTGCTCTACCTTATCTTTTAAATTGATTTGTTTTGCTACCGTAACTCCATCTAAAGAAAATATGGATTTCCCGCGCTGGAATACCACAGCCTTCCCTCTAGGTCCTAAGGTCTGTTTTACCGTATCTGCAACCTTATCTACACCCTTTTGAAGAGAATTCCTCGCGTCTTCTGCAAAAAGAATAGATTTATGCATGTTTTTTCATTTCAGAGATAGCATCTAAAATACGTTCCTGACTTTTTAGCTTCTCTTTTTCTTCTTTCAAAGCATCTTTAACTTTAACTTCTATTGTCCCTGGAAGCTGATTGTTCCCCATTGGGACTTGAGCTAAACCTGCAACCTCATCTGGCCCCATATTATCCCAAATTTTTATATTGATTCTATGGGACGTAGCTTTTTCCAAATGAGTATTCCAGAATTTATTCAGCACCTCTTCTTCGGTTAGAGCTACGATATGCAATTCTTTCATAAAATAGCAAAAATATCCTTCTCTTTTATTATAAAACATTTCCCATTTTTGTACTCAACTTCCTTGATCGCAAAGGCGTTAAATAATACCTTATCACCCCTCTTTACCTGACAATCTACTCCAGCTTCCTCTACTATCCCCTCTGCCGATTTAAGGTTAGATACATCAGAAAGAATAATGCCCTCATCTCTCTTTTTTTTGTCCTCTCTTAGAAGGACATAATCGAATAAAACCTTCATGTATTTATTATATTCCTATAATAATCTTGTGGCAATAATACTTGCAGATTTTTTATCTGGATCTTGCATTGCTTTCAAAAAAAGCGACACGGGGACTTTTCTGTTTTTTTGTGGGGGCAAACCAGGATCATGGAATGTAATTTCTTTTTTATCAATATCGGTAATAACAACAATATGAGAACTATATATCTTTTTACCCTCTAGAGTAAAAGGATTAATAGGAACAATCAGAACAAAACCATCTCTAAAAAATGAACGTATATCTTTTAAATTGGCTGGTCGTTTCAGAAGTTTTATGCGTTTTTCCTGCATAACTTTTTTCGCAAGTTTTTGTTCAGCTCCAAAGTCGGAGTAACGCTTTTGGGTTTCGTACACTTCTTTATCCCATATTTTCTTAAGGAAACTTTCTCCTTCTTGGCTGAACCGTTTCAAATTGAAATCTGAAATTTGGATCGTTTCGAATTTAAGTTTTGCAAAAAATAAAAGAAGTGCAAAATCCCATGTCCATAATCCCTTTTTGTGTGCCGTAACACGATCTAAATACGCAAAGGAATAATCTTTTTGTGGGAAATAAAACTTCAGCGTTGATTTTAAACAAGCTTGAACGCAATGCGTATTATCTCTTGTATTCGAATAAAAAGGAATTTTGTACATATTTAAATATAATAAGGCTCCGACTTCCCACGAAATCGGAGCCTTATGGTTGAGCAGATCTCGCTACTCTACTTGCCGCGAGGTCCGCCGCTCCTGGGTCCCTGACCCGTGCCACCACCAGACCCCTGGCTTCCAGAACCATGCCCTCCGTCTCCCATTTGAATCACCTTCTCCCTTTCCTCATTTGCTTTCGCATGCCTGTATTATATATTATTAAAGAAAACTTGTCAATAGGTGAGAATTACCCAATAGATAAGTTCATTCATACCTTTTTGTATTTAATAGGGATACCAGCGAAGTTTATCCAATATCCAAAAAATCGTCCTTTTATATTAACTGGATTAAATTCAGGTATTTTACGCAATTTACATTTCCTTTCCATCACCAAAATTTTTGGCTTCTTTTCAATTACAAAATCATGAAGTTCTTTTATCGTTGTGAAATAATTTGGAACTTTCATATTTGTTATTTCATAACTCCAATTTACCCTTATCATAATCTGCTACATAACTTCTCATGCCCTCAATCATTGCTCTTTTCATACCTTCTGATGTGGCAAAAGGTATCTCTCTTCCATTTGGTTCTGCGGTTGCGATAGACAAACCCGTACCATTTTCAAAATCAGGATTGGTTACAAGAGCCATATATATATTATTGCCCTTATTCAATTTCTCGATAAATTGTGTGTTCCATTCTTTTGATGTCATATAAATTTTCGCTTATTATTCTATTATTCCACCTCCCTCACCGTCGGCTCTTTCGCTCTTACCTCCCACCGCACAACGACCTTTTTAATGTGGGAACAATCCGTCGGAAACTTATACTTGTGAAATTCCTTGACTCCTGCTGCCACGTCGTTCTTATTCGTTTTTGACTGTATAAATACCATCTCCTCTCCATTTACAGCAACCAAATCAGAAGCCAGGATGTCTTTTTTGACGTATACCATGCCCTTGGGAGTAAAGATAGAACGAGCCATCTCAAGAGGGTACACGTCGTATCCTTCCTTCTCATACCACTTTCGGGTTTTTAGCTGGTAATAATTACCTTTTTGTTTGTTCGTCATAGAGGGTTGCCAAGAAGCGTGATGGTCATTTCAACAACTCTGGGTTTTCGTAGATATTACCAATGACTTCAGTCTCGGCACCTTCCATCTTTCTAAGATAAAACGGCTCATGATTTCCATCGGGTAATATAAAGCCAGCATCCCACTCAACAACTAAAGTGCGCTCTACGTCCGAAGGGTATAGCGGCGCAACTTTCACGATATCCCCCTCGTAAATCTCTTTGCCGTTTTTATCTAACAATCCTGTGAATTGCTGAAATACAAGTGTCGTGCCTAATTTCTCGAAAAACTCATTTAGCCTGAAGCTAGGAGGCAAACCTAACAATACTCCAATTTCTTCTCTCGGCCCGATAATTTCTTCGCCAGAATACATTTTCTTTCTCGCCTTATCCCACGCTCGAAACTTCAGAACCCTAGAATTGACCTTTATTGTTTCTTGTTTCATATTTTTTTCGTTGTGTTTTGTTATTTTTACCCCGCCCACGGCCCATCGTCGTCATCACTCACTACTACCACCCAAAAGGTGAAGATGACACCGGCGAGCCATAGGATGCCAATGATTATTGCTATCATGCGACTTTAGATTCTACGAAACGAAGTTAAAGCCAATATCTTAGTTTTATTCTTACTATCTTATTTTGGGTTGAAAACTCATCTTCTTCTTCAACAATAATTGCCTTGCTTCTAATAAGTTCATCCGCTAAATCTATTGCCATCGTTCTTAATTCATATTCTCTTCTTATTTCTTCTGAAATCTTCCCATCTAATGGTACAAATACCCTTTGTATCTGTAATATCTTTATATGTTTTTCAAGATAACTTTTAGATAGCCAATATTTAATTCTGCTTATTATTTTCTTCATAGCTATCATGCGACTTTAATTTTGAAATCTTCGCTTGCAGGAGATTGATGGAGCTTTTTATGCTTCAAATACACCCTCTTACATGCAGCATACCCAAGAGAAAAAGCTTTTTCATACTCCCTACGAAAATCTCCACTGAGAACAAAATACTTGTTTTCCCGACTAGAAAAGAATGCTGTTTCCTCTCCTCCTACCATTCCACCAGTAATCTTGGACAGGAAGTCATCTAAGATGTCACCTAGGACCGTTATTCTAGTATCTGGGTTGTAAGAAATATGAAAACCTTTTCCCTCTAAAAATTCATTATGTTCATTATGAATCCACTCTATTTTTTGTTTTACATTTTTCTTCATAAGATTAGATACTCGCTAAAAACTTCTTGTCTTTCTCCGTAATCTGATACTCCTGCTTTGCCAAATAATCTGCCGTCCATTTCAATTGCTCTAGCTTCCCCCTCCAACCTGCCCTTGCTTTTTCTGCATGGCATTTGGGACATAATGGACTGAAATTGAGCGGTGAATTACTTATCCTCCCGAAAATATGATCCCCTTCCCACCCCCTATCGCTTCGCTTACATCGACTGCAACTCCGATGAAAGAGGAAAAGCACTCTTGTCTTCTGGCTGAATGGGTGTGATAATTTCATCTTCTGGTATTTCAAAAACTACTCGGTCGCATTCTTCGTCGTAAAGCTCAATTGTGTCATCTCTTTTCCGGAGCTTATAATTGCTGGATCCGCAGATGATACATTTAATTTCTCCTTCCATATTCGATAATCTTCATCTAATTGCTTATCTTTTGCATCCCAATCACCCGTCTTGTCCCACTCTCTCGCT